GTAATAATCTGTAACGAATGTAGAGCTACTACCGTTTGCAACCGAAGATGGTAAAAATGTTCCGTCGAAAAGCGTCTGCTGATAGCCAGTTGTTCCAAGCGGGGTTATTCCAAGCGAAGAATAATTAGTCACACTTTCATCAGTGAACAAAGCAGGGTTATTACAAACATATACCCCGGACGGAAATAGAAAATCCACTCCATCCACCCATTTCCATAGATGCCCATAAAAATTTTCTATCCCATAAAAAGAATTAGCAACAACCATATCAGATGCCTGAACGTATGCACACTTATTCGCGTTAGCGACCCCGTATTTGACTGATCCGCAATTGTTCCCCAGTACATTTGTGACACCAGTTTTACATATTTTCGTAATATCCCACGGTGCCCCCTCTGTATATCCTGGCAACATCAACTGTGAATTCCAGTTTTTGTATCTGGTTAGATATAAGAGAATAATCGCCTCACCCATCCAGTAATCGTATTGGTAAAAAGCTCCGTCGGTTGCTTGACGTCGCATTGTCCGACTGAAAGTTGATAATGGCAAGTATCCAGATACAGACCGTATTTTATCTCCTGATAGATACGATTGTGTTGTAGTTCCGTGAATGTACGCACTACTGCGGTACAAAACGCCCTCATAAGCTGAGCAGTATTTGTAATCCACGGGTGTAGCCAACCCGCCTGAGAAAAATATTGGGTGAACAACCGCTGTAACTACTGATCCGTTTGATTTTGTATAGCTGAACGCACCATACGAGATCAAAGCATACATAAAATTACCATCATTAAACAGCGCATAATAAAATTTAGGGATTTGCACCATGACGTTACCATCTGCACCTGTCAAAGTCGCAGCCGTCCCGTCCAGCTTCTTTGTTGAGTCATTTGGATGTAAATAGTAATTAAATGCGCCGGTGGTGTGCGCCAGCAGACAACGCTTCATCTGCTCTTGGATCGGAAAATTCTGATAGTCGTATTCAAGCAGAGCTCCGTTAACCTGAATGACACCCCTCATTGTATCATTCACAAAATCCCACTTAACGCCATAAGCATAATTATTGCCAGCGTCAAAATTACCATTTAATTTTTGGATTGCTTGAAGAACTGTGTCTGAAGCAGCTACCGTTCCGGCTCCGGATGTGTAGCCGGTTAAGACGTTTGCAGCCTCCAGTGCAGCAAAGTTTTCGTCAATCTCGCCATAACGGTCATTCCACAACGCCGCGACCGCTGGCTGTCGTGGAGAACTCAAAATGGGCGTAATCATAGGATGCGGTAATATGGACGGCATAGGTGTTTCTCCCTGTTTACGGCGTTATGATTGCTGTTCCGCGTTCCTGCGTGAGTAAGCCCTCTGACACAAGATACGCGATGCCATTCTGGGTATTGATATCCGCCAAGTCGATAAACTCGGCAGACAGTTGTTGCCTTTGCAACACCCGTTTTGGAACTCAAGTTTTGTTACAATACCTGGCCCGGTATTTTTATTTTCAATAGCCTGAATTCTGACAGACATATTCTCTATTTGTTTCTGCAATGTTGTCATGGTCTTTTCCCTTTGTTACATTTTTTTAAACAGCAGTATAATAATGATAACCGCATGAAATAGTGAAATTGAACGACGGATCACTCCCTGAGAACAGAATACCCCGCAACGACACTAATGGTGGGAAAAAGACGGTTGGGCCAGGGTTAGAGACGCTAATTGACACGGCTGCTCCGGTTAAGTAGCAGGTGCTATGCGCCGTACACGAGTTCGATGCCGCACCCGAACCAACGCATGAGTATGGGATACACAATATAGGTGCGTTTGCATTATAGTTCCAATTATAAACTCCGCTTCCGCCCACGAGCGCAGCCGCAGCCCCTGTCCCCATTGAAGAGAAAAAACCTGCTCCAGCACCACTACCTAATGCTGTAATAATGGACAACGCAAAAGGCTGCAATGCTGATTCAACAAAAGTTGCGACGGCAGCGCTTGAGCATATAGACCTGAGACAACTGGCGGATATAGCCACGGCAGAGAAAGCATTCAAATCTTGCATCGTAGAGTTGCCACATGCGCCCAGTGTGTCAATACCTCTTCCCACACTATATGCTGCTCCCAGAAATATTGGGCGAGCGACACTGGAGGCAGCAATCACAGTCATGGCGGTGAGGGACATAGAGATAGCAGCCATAGCCACACTTGATGCTGCGGTAGCCGTCATCGCAGTGCTGGACGCGGCCAGCAACCCCATTGCGACACTGGAGGCAGCGATCGCAGTCATCGCAGTGCTCGATGCTACAAAAACAGGCATGGTAATGTCATCAATGTCCAAGATGGCCTCCATAGCATCGCTGGAGGCAGCAATCGCGGTCATAGCCACACTCGACGCCGATATCTCAGACATAGTTCGTAAATCATTCATGGCTGGTGTCGATAACCTAAACGCGCTGTTAAAAATAGCTCCCATTACTCCTGCATAATCGCCAGATGCGACCGCCCAAGCAATTGATCCTGTATTTACCCCTTGTATCAGTACACCTGAGCAAACGAGAGCAGATGATAATCTTATTTGATCGCTGATAATCGTTGATGATGATGGTTGCGGTATGCTTATCACGTTGTCACCTCCTTATTGCCGGAAAGATGAAACGTAATCTTGCTCGCTGTCCCGGCCTTTACCCGGATCGTCTCGGTTGCCTTGGCATGAATCGAATATTCATGAGGCGCTCCGCCCACGGCGGCAATAGCCACATCATAAGCAACCCAGTCCGTATTGGTGGCGGCATTATCGCCGTGCGCTGCCGGACAATGGGCAATTCGGTAGCTGGACTCTTCGGCGTCCTGGTTGCTGATTCTTAACACCCCGTCGAGTACGGTACCGGCTGGCACCGCATATAATTGCGCCTCGGAAGTCGATGCAGGGAACAGCGTAGCTATAACGCCTCTTGTGTTTGTAACTGACATAAAATACCTCCTTAAAAGGCAAACATATTAAAGAAAGATGGGAAAGAATCAGTTTGCAACTGTGTCACAACTGGGTTTATCGCTGCGATAGACTCATTGATTCCAGCTATAGCTTCATCTACCGTGTCAAAGTTTTCGTCAATTTCCGAATATCGCGTATTCCATAGACTGGGTGCTGCGGGCGGTGCGGTATCTGGTATCGGTGTAATCGGGTAATGGGGTAGTGTCATATATTCACCTCACATTAAAAAACAAACGTTATAACTGTTTCGAATTCTTCATCAGATTGTTTGATCTTTGGCGCTGAGTTACGGATTCCAACCATATCGCCATCAATTTTTATTCCAAACTCACTGACGGTTTCACCTACTAAATCGGCTTGCGCCAGTCTTCCGGTTATCATGACATTCCCGTCAATTGTCACCGAAATATCCGCCTCCGGGATTGTCGTTTCGATCAACTGGTGATGCAATGCAATCTGATCCGCCTCAATTGCTATCGGCAAATCATCCGCATCATGCCCGCCGTCACCGAATACGGCAGTTGCCCCGGCAATGGCTTTTGCCGAAAACACTGATACAAGTAGCGGTTTTAATAAAATCGTACTGGCTGTATTTGACATATCTCGCCTCGTTATTTAAAATTGATTAATTACAGGCCGGGACCAAAATCCCAAGTGCCGTCGATGAGTAAACTTCCATCTAAATATGTTGCAAATATGGACACAGGTTCAAATGATATTTCAGCGATGGATATTATTGTCTGCATTGCAGCCACCGTATGATCCGAGACACATTCAACAAATCCAGTGACAAATTGTCTCGACGTTGTGCCTCCGAATTCAACAGGAATATCAAACGCTGTTTTCCATTTTGTGCTGCCGTAACCAACATAAATCTTCCGGGACCCGTCAACAGGCCAAGTACCATCCACGAACATCGACCATACCGACACAGGAGCATATATCCCGGACTTCGCCGTTATGTGCATCGGCCCAGAAGATACCGGATACCGATACTTAATATCCCCATTATCCGAACACATAAACCGGGAACCGTCGATTTCCCAGGTGCCGTCCAGTATGAGATAACAACAAAACACAGGGATTGTGTTCCGTGATGTAATCACCTGCAAATCCGTTGTGTCCCCCCAAATAACAGGGAATTCAACCACAATAGACCAAATCAGCCCGTCAAACACAATATGAAGCGGTTTGGTAAGTGCTACCCGTGCCCGTGCGGTAGATTCAATCAGCTCCGGTGCTGCTACATTGGCCTCATCAATGTAAAGTTTCCCGCGTGATGTCATGTAACACGACACACACACAGTAACATCTGTTGGGGCCTCGACCGCCCAGGACCCGTCCAGGCTACAGGATACGTTTGTCAACCATTCAGGCTGGACTGTCCGCCCGCTTGTGATGGTTACAGACAGATGATAACTGTCTGTTTCTCGGACAGTCCACGTACCATCCAGCCGCAGTGGCGTTGTCGTTTCCCATGATTCAGAGCCTCGAAGTATCTCTTCCTCGGTATAAAACTCGCCGTCGATATACTCACGGTCGCTTATCGCATACAGGGGACGCCACTGCATAACGACATCAGGACAAGCACGCCTGATTGACGCCGTAAGCGGCACTAACGAATCCTTTTGAAGCAGCTCGACTCTACGCTGAACAACCGCCATCGGGATACTGTCATCAAGGATATCAATATCGTAATACCTGCCAAGCTCAGATAATATCCGATGCTTGTCTTCATCGACTGCGGTAAATATCGAACGAAGCCCGATTTGCCTGGCCAGAAGCGGGTCAAAGTTTTCTTCCCAAAGCTGCTGGATCGTCTCAGCGAACTCAGTCCAGCGAGGGGTTTCTGATTTTACAGGCGATAATCTTGTTTTTAGCCAATTATCCATAAATCACATTACCAACATATCGCAAACCATGAAACATTCTCATCACCAGATAGCCGTATATGGGCATTACCATCTTGTCAGGTCAATTATTGACGATTCCATGTTGATTGCGATGATTTGATTCAGCGCAGTTATCTCATGATTTCCTGCAAGGGCAGCGGTATAATCCCCGTCTGCAAAATATCCAGTGGCTTCAACCAAGGCGTATATTTCTTTCAATAATACATCAGGTTTTCTCAGCCGGGAATTAAGCCCATAATTGGTTTCAAGTGCTTCTGTTATTTTTGCCCGCACGGTTGCTGTTGCGTATTTTGAACTGACCGCCCCAACGATTGTGACCGTAAAATAATGGACAACCGGAAACACCCATTGAAACCGTCGATTCAACAGCCGCACAGACTGTAATTTAGTCATGATGTCTGTGCCGATCTCGGTATTGTTTAGGGCATAAGCTGAGACAAATATCTTGTTCACAAACTCAAGGTTTTTATATCCTGATTCGGACTCTGCCTCTGTCTCACCCCAAACGTTTATCCATAATATTTCCGGGAATTCACGTCTTAAAAAGAATTCATAATCTTCCTGCCAAACAAGTTGCTCTTGATACAACGGCCAGTAAAATAAATTCTTTCGAAGCTCTTCACTCGTTTCAACCGGCTCCCCGCCAATTACCATGACACCTATAATAAATGTCATGGTCGCCGGTGCGCCTGTTATATCCAGTATCCCGGCTCCGCCTGTTGGGGCAAGCGACATTCCGGCCTGTAAAACAGTAGGGCCAGCGGTTAACCACAACACGATTTTGATTGAGGCTCCAAGCGGGATTATACTTCCATAATCACCGTTTCCGAATCTGATGCCTATCTGTCCGGTATGCGTGTAAAATTCGTCATATACAGTTGATACTGGCAGCGTGTTTTGAAACAGCCTGGCTATTTGCCAGCTCAGATATCCAGCCCCGTCATGCAGATCAACAGATACATCTATTTGAGAGATACTGCTGGTAAGGGCTGCATCAAACAGAATTTCGTAATATGGTTTTTCCGCTGTTACGTCATGCAGGATAACTTGTTGTGATAACTGGCTGACGTTCGCGTAAGCTACTGCACCGGGAACAATCGTATCGGGGATGGCCATTCGGTAATCAATCCCGTAATTCGATTTAAACATTTGCCCTTCTGGGATTGATACTGCGTTTTTGCCAGTGTTTTTTATCGTAACTATGCCCGTCGAAGGGGTTGCCTTGCGCGGAATATAGCCTCTGTCCTCGGCGTGCGCCATAATGCTGGATTGATTAAGGGCAGTGGATAAAAATTGCTCTTGCATTGCCCGCTCTGACCCATACTGAGAGGCCCGAAGCGCCCATGACATAAACACTGACAGATGGTTGACAAACTGTGAATCCTTGAGATATTGCCAGCCCTCTTTTGTGCCGATGATCTCTTTGAATTTCTCAATGGCCTCGTCATTAGATAACATTTCTGATATTTACCTCGCTATTGAACATGCCGGAGCCGTAAAGAATTTGCACATTACAGATGTCAATGTCCCAAAAACCGACCCGGACGCCGTAAATGGGGATGCCGCAATCCGCCGCCAGTTTTTTTACGATTCGAAATTCCATCATAACCTCCAGATTGGATGACGGCGGCTCGTGCTGGAGCGCCCCCAGGGAGTTGCCCCAACTGGGCATGTCCGCAACCGTGCCTTCGGGCGTCTCGAACCATTCCTGTATCCGTTCGTTTAGCGCGTCTGAGCCTGAATACGTTGTCAGAACGTCTTGAGGCGCTATTGATAATCCCATCAGATGATCGTATTCTTCTAAAATCATATTGCTCACATCAAATCGTGTGTCAGAAGGGTTAACATGATGTCGTCAAACTCAAACGGGATGATGGACGGCTGTTTTTGTGTCTGTGTTTGCATTTGGGATGGGTTCCGTCTGTTTGTTTGTGGCTTTTGGAATCCGCCCTGCTGTCCGCCTGATGCCGATGATCCCCCGGAGCTGCCCCCGCTGTTGGCTATCACTACCGGTTGTGGTTCGGGTTTGGGCTGTACGATAGGGGCCGGGGCTGGCGGCTGTGTTTGTTGACTGCTGGCTATTGGTGCCGGTTGCTCGATTGCGGCTGGCTGGCTGGTGGCCGCCGCTTCAATAGGTTGAGCGCTTTGAGCGTCTTTGCTTTTCGCTTTGGTGATGGGATGTACCAGGTTTCCGTTTGCGTCTTTCCTGTTTTTTTCAGCGAAATACATGTCTCTACGCTGGGCGCTCGTCAGCGTTTTCGGGTCCACGCCTTTAAGCGCCTGTGCAAATATGCTCGGTTCTTTTGTCCCACGCTGCGCATCGGTTGTCACGGCCTGGGCTGGTGCGGTTTCGGGTGCTGGGGCCGAGACAGGGCTTGTCGTTGCGGTCTGGACGGGTGTCACTGGCTCCGCTGGCTGGCTGGCGGTCGCCGCATCAATAGGTTGAGCACTCTGAGTATCTTTGCTTTTTGCTTTGGTGAGAGGATGCACCAGGTTCCCGTTCGCGTCTTTCCTGTTTTTTTCAGCGAAATACATATCTCTGCGCTGTTCGCTGGTAAGCGTTTTCGGGTCCAAGCCTTTCATCGCCTGCGCAAATATGCTCGGTTCTTTTGTTCCACGCTGTACATCGGTTGTCACAGCCTGGGCTGGTGCGGTTTCAGGTGATGGGGCAGCGACGGGAGTTGCGGTTACGTCCTGGACGGGTGCCACTGGACCCGCTGCGGCTGTTGGAACCATCGACTGGTCAATAGGTTGACCGATTTTTGATGCGACTTCTGGCGATGATAATGCTCCGATTTTTGCAGCGTCTTTGTTTTCATTTATGAATCTATTCCCCTGCTTGTTATGAGCTTTTATGCCTCCTTCTAATCTGGGGAAATGTGCTAAGGTGCCGTCTGCGTTTTTTCTACCTCGTTCAGCGTAAATTCTTTCTCTGATTTGCTCTTTTGATAGCGTTTTCGGGTCCACTCCTTTTGGGAAAGCCTGGTCTAATATCTGTGGCCCACCCCCCGGTCCATGCTGCGTACCGGTGGAAAATAGGACTTCCTGTAACATGGGATCGGTTGTGTCGATGCCCATTTTTTTGGCTTTTTTTTCGGTTGGCCCATAATGAGTTTTTTTAATGAAATCAAACTGTGCCTGACCAAATGCTTCAGGGTTTTTAGCCGCAGTTTTTGGCCATTGCTCGTTGTATTCCTTGCTGCCAGGCTTCATCCCCTCAAAATCTTTTGCCCACGGACTTTGTTTGATAAAGTCCCCGACTGTACCGCCGGAGTGCATTTGGAACTTGCCATAAGCAAAGCCTTTCACGTCCGGGGCCACTGCCCCAACATCGCCGCGTGACTCATAATGCTCAGCCAATGAACCCAGGCCGGCATATTGGTAGTCGTCCTTACCGCTGCCTTTCTTTTTCTTTCCTGATGTAGCGACAGGGCTTGTGGTTGTGGTTTGGACGGGTGCGGAGGTTCCGGGTGATGATGTTGCGACAGGGCTTGTGGTTGCGACGGGCGCAGGGGTTCCAGGTGACGATGTATCGACAGGGCTTGTGGTTGTGGTTTGGGCAGGTGCAGTTCTCGGTGATGAACCCGACTCGGTTACACGTCCGACCTCTGTGTGCCTCATTTTGATTCTTGGTATATGGGCATTCGCCATAAGCTCTTTTGCACCATCGAAGGCTGCGACAATGAGCGATTGCTGTGCCTTGAGCGCTGTAGCAAGAACGCCGGTTATCTCGGCTTCTTTTTTAAGCTCCTGCTGGCTGCTCCCGTCTGTAGCTGTGGCTTCTTTGGGGGTACTGCTTCCGTCTGTGGCTGTGGCTTCTTGGGGGGTCCACTTGGCCATAGCTGCGGCTTGTTCTTCGTTTGGGGCCCACCTGGCTATAGCTGCTTTTTCTTCGTCGTCTGTAAGCCCCACAGTGTCCACGCCGCCAGCTTTATCTGCAACATAACGAGCTTTCTGGAGTGGACTGGCTTCCTCTCCGTCTGGTACCCCGTATTCTTTTTTTTGCCCTTCTTTATCGTTGTACGCATCATAGATACGTTTTCCAACAACGGCTACGACTCCTGCGGTCACGACAGCAGCTATTGTAGCAGGTAAAGCCCCCAAGATAATCGGTGTGATAGCGATAGCACCACTGGTTATCGCACCGGTTATCGCACCGGCTATCACACCAGTAATGTTATCGCCGATCCTTGATAATAACCCACCGCCTGAAGGCTGGTTTCCCGGCCTGCCTGTACCACCATGCCCGCCCGCGCCCGCTACAACTGTTGCTGTTGTACCATCGCCGGCTGTGGCTTGTTCGTGCTCCCGTTGTCCGACGCTTTGGACTGGCCCTGCTGCCTGGGCATCGCCCAATGTTGATATGGCACCAATTAGCTGTTGGTTCCGGTTCTCAGCCGCAGTGTTGCTGGCCTGAACTGCCGTTGTAACCTCAGATGTTGCGGTAATCTGGGCGTCAACCGACCTGTCACCAGTACTGCGGTTGCCACGGATTCCACGGAATTTATTGACAACGCCCGTAAATGTGTCTTTGATTTGGCTGCCAAGGCCAATCATTTCAGAAATCATGCCGGTTATTGGGCCGCCCAACGTAGCCATTCCGACAGTTTCAGCCAAGTCGCCGTTTATTGTAGATCCCCCAGCGTTTCGTCTGCCCGTGGATGTTTGTGGGCGGCCAGATGTACCACCGGATGTTGATGTACCTCCAGACGTGGCTTGTTCGTGCGCACGTTGTCCGGCGCTGGTGAATCTGCCAGTGGCATCTCTGTTTCTTTGGATAGGGGTAACAACAGGGGCAGGGCTGGAAACAACAGGGGCATTCCCCGTAGCCGGGGCAGGGCTGGAAACAACCTGTACCCGCCCCCCACCGGAAGAACCCTGTCTGTTTGTCTCGACAGAATTTCTGCCGGTTGCGTCAAGCTTTACTGTGATTACAATATCTGTCTGTTGCCCAGGAGCTGCCGCGTACTCGACTGGGCGTGACGTTGTGCCACCAGATGCAAAAATATCCAGAATCTTTTTGGTATCGTGCTTAATTCCTACGACTATTGGTTCAATTCCATCGGTGGCTGTCGTCATTTCTTTTTCATCTTTTTTACAAGTGCTGATTCCAGATTTAAAACAATCCGGATATCCGTATCAAGAACGTCTCGGAGGCCCTGTCCGGCCCACAGACACAAATTATCAATGATGGTCTGCCACGAATGACGGCTATACCAATGGAATGTTGACGAAACCCCGAAACGGAACCCTCAAAAGGGTCTCACTCCCAACTTCATCGCATGAAACACGGATGATTAAAAATATCCGTCCATCGGTAGTATCCACCACGGACTCAAGGCCGTGTTCCATTTCCAGCGTTTTTTCAGCCACGGTATCAGACAAGGACTCCATATCTGACATGTTCATGGCCATAATTTTCTTTTCGTTTGCTTCGATTCTGTTTTCGTCAATCCCGACGCTGAAAAATGATAGGCTCCGGATCAGCGCTGCCAGCCTGATTCTTGAATGGATTGCATTGGCGTCTTTTTTGTCCATACCAGGAACGATGTTCCGCCGCATCAACTCCAGCGCTTCCATATCCGATCCAGTTAATGGCCGGACAACAACAGGCTCGCCGTTGTGCGTGAATTCACGTTCTGGCTTGCCGGATATTGATTTATAATTCTCAGCAAGCTTTTTCATGTCATAAGATATTGCATGGTTCTTTCCGCAATACCCGCAATCGTACCGAAACTGTGCGGACGAATCAGATGTCGTATGCAGCCAATACCAATAAAGGCCCAGGCGTCTGTCGTCTGCTGTCCAGGTTTTCGAGCTGACAAAGCCATCTCCCGGCAATTGCACACGATCCAGAAATATCGTTGTGATGGTTTCTTCCATTTCAGGGTCAACGTCACAGAAATCAAGTGCATCGGCAACTGTGGCCTCACGCATGGATATTTTTTTAAGCTGCTTACTGGGTAGGGAAAACGGGGGGATGTTCATTTGAAATCCTTTCAGATTGTTTTTTTAGTTGGTTATGACTTATTTGTTCTGCTTTGCACAAATACAATAGGGAATTCGATATTCCCGCATTCATCACGGCTTTCTGTAATTTCTCCCAGCTTGGTTGGAATCACCCACCAGGAGTCGCAGGATTCCGGTGACACCTTTTCTTTATCCACAACTTTCAGCCTTTTCCCGTCAGCACCCAGGTTATATTTTTTAAGCAAAAACTCAATTTCGCCCAACGGCTTTATCGTTCCGTCTGTATCTATGATATTGCCGGTAATTTTTTTAAACCATTCGTAGATTTCGCGTTTTGAATTATCACGCATAGTCATAGTTATGGTGGTCGGTGATACTGCAATCGGAAAATTAAATGTGTGTCCGCCGATTTTCTCGGCTTCCATTTCGATTGCTATGGGGTCGTAAGTCACGTCTTTGACGTACATATCAAAATCAGCGACAGGTTGAAGCTTACTTTCAACAGATGGAAACGCATATTTACCGTCTGGTGTTGTAATATCTGTCGAGATAGGGCCGTTCACTGTCGTTTTCGTTAAGGTTATTTCGCCTATCACAATCTCAAACTGCCAGCCATGCCGAAACGGGTTTTCCTTCAATTTCTGGACTGCTTGTTTCAAGCTATCGAAATCTTCTGCCATAATGCTTCCTTGCAGTTGATAAAATGGTTTAAAACACGGACATCATGGGGACAATCGCCATGTTGTCTTCCATGTATGCTTCGATTGTGGTCTTGCGGTCAACCATATCGGCATTCGACGGAAGTTCCGTTTGCATCCCGGTCGAGATCGCTACAGCGCGGGCGCGTTCGGTGTTTGGGATACCAATCAACGCCACGATATAATCAATCAGAATACCGACAATGCCCGCTGGCAGGTCGGTATCCAGATCATAATCTCGTAGGTTCACAAAATAATAAAACGTGTAAGGCGGATAACTGTTTGTGTCTTCTTCAACTGATAGATTCGTTTCGTCCTGAATGATTTCATGAAATCTGCTGTTTTTGTCGCTGGCATAAATAGCAGATAACATGTCATCAGGGATCGCCACAAATGTCTCAATATCGGTTGATTTTATGGTTTTTATCACGCCGGCCTTGTCTTGATAAACCCCAAGCGCTCGGCGTAATAACGATTCAAGTTTGTCGCTGTCACTGTGATAAAGCGGCGTGAATTGCGACGTTGCGGCTTCTAAGGCTTCGGTTGGGGTCATGATGATGCCGGGAAATAACTGCCGTGAAGGGTTCCGGATAATTTCAATGGCACAGCGTCTTCTACCGACAAATCCGCGCCGTCAAGTTCAATCCAGCAATCTGTAATCACCCATTTACGGTTTGTTGTCGATGTAGCGGTTGCCTCAGATCTCAATTCAAGAGTAACTTCAAAATATTTCTTCCCCTTTGTCCAGGCTTTCAGGATTTTGTACGCTGCCCCTTTTACGACTTCCCTGAATGTGATCGCCATTTCGATTTCATTGATGAAACGACCTTGCTGGATTGATCTAACACCCATCTGCCCGACTGTCTCAACGACTTCGCGTTTAATTGCCGGAGTTGTCGCTGCCTGTACCAAATACGTCAGGCCAGAAGCGTCGATGCTTGTGTCGTCACTTACTATTGTCATCCAAAAATCTTGCGCCCTGGCTGCCTCTCCTTTATCCAATAGCCCAGTATCGTAAGATGTTCTTAAAAGAGCTAATGCTGCTGATGGTGTTGGCCCAGAAATACTACCCATGTCAAACTCCTTTTCAGCTTGGTAGATAACTACCGTGAAGGGTTCCAGACAATTTTAGCGGCACGGCGTCCTCTACAGATAAATCCGCACCATCAAGTTCAATCCAACAGTCTTCTATTTTCCAAAATCCATCGGCACCGTCTGCGGCTACACCTTGTGTTTCTGATTTCAATGCAATGGTAACTGTCTTGTATGCTTTGGTTTCAGACCAAGCATGTAAAGCTGTATATGCCAAGCCGCTTACGACTTCCTTAAACGTAATAGCCATTTCAATCTCGTTGATGAAACGGCCTTGCTGAATTGATCGCACGCCAAAAGGCCCGACCACTTCAACGACCTCTCGTTTGAGCGCCGGTGTTGTCGCTGCCTGAATTAACCAATGTAAGTTAGCATCACCGTCCACAGTCATCACAAAATCCTGAGCGCGTGCCGACTCACCATACGATAGCATTCTGCTGTACGATTCGCTTAGCAATGACATACTCGCTGTCACACCACCTGAAATTGCCATATTTTACCTCTCTTAAATTATATCTTCCGAAACCTACTCGGTTATGTATTACGTTGTTATCTTCCCGTACCCTTTTTCCAGGTCAGACCTGGTAAGCGCTTCCATCGTTTCGATATGCAAAGAAACATCCGCCCGAAGCAAGTAGCCGCGCTTATCTTTTTCTTTATCATAAGATGAAGACAAGCTTCTTATGATGCAGTTTGTGAGAATCACTTTCCGGGCAATGTTTATATCAACCGGCAGTGGAACACGGTTATTAAGTACTCCTTCTGGTAGCGTGCCATTATATATTTCCTCAGCCACATCCATAAGATTCGGGGCCATGAACATCTCAAGAGCCTCGATTGCTTTTTCAACGTATTGATCAAACGGGTCGGCATCTGTACCTTGTGCTTGACATAACGCCCGCAGCTTCATCACTATATTGAACGTGTACGGCTGATTTCCAGACCATATCTGTTGACTGTTTAACTTCGATTGTGTCGATAAGCCCGTTACCATCTGGAAACCTGCACCCATTTTCTGGAATTTGGATTCAAGGCTCGTATCTGCAAACGGCATTTCCCAGTTGGAAACGATTTCCCTGGTGGTGCCTTCTCCGATATATCCGATCACGCAAGTGTTACCCTGTGAAATCCATATTTTATGGAAGTCGGATATCCCGTCGACTATCTGAAACGCGCCATACCATTTTGTAATGGGTGTTTTTGTGGTTTCAGCCATATCGTTTTATAGACCCATCGTTTTTCTGAGCTTCATACTGTGTTTACGGTTACGAATCGCAGACGAGGTGTGGGATTTAAGCCGAGCCTTTTTAAGCGCAGCTCGTGTTCCGCTGGATATCTGGTGGTGTATCCTCTTCAACTTTTTTTTGCCCCATGACATGACACCGCCCAGGATTTTCTTGACCATAGATTCCATTATCTGGCCGCCCCTGCTGTTGTTGTCCCCAGCCACGCCCAGAACGTAATTGCTGATAATGTCTTCATCAGATGTTTCCATTGCACCGATTTTCTCGGCAAGCATCGCGCCCATAGTCGCCCCGGTGTCAGAATCTTCGTCACCGATGAATTTTCCGATGGCATCCGCATCAGCACCAAGAGACGCAAAGGCATCACCTACAGCGCCGAACATGTCATTGTAATAATTCTCTTCATCGCCGCCTTCCTGGACTTCACCGTCACCATCCAGATCGGCGTAACCCTGGATAAACGTATCAAGTGAATCGAATGAAAAATCACCTTCGCTCACCCATCCCAAAGCCACAGCCATACCATGAGACATCAATTGTTTTGTCGCAAAATCGTCAGCCGCCGCAGCCCCGCCGTCGTCCTCATAGATTGCCATATCAAGCTTCTTTTCCCTGGGAAATGACGGCATGTGTTCATCGTCAAGCTCGCCCATTTCATCGTATATGCAGAATTCACTCATGCGTTTTATCCTTTCTTCAAACGATATGAACCGGTTTCAGTTGACAGCCTTTACAAGCAGCCAACTGAAACCAGATTTTTAATTACAGAACCATAATCGGCTGGCCAACAATTCGCCGTGCGGAGCCTGTCGGGCAAAACGACCATTCGACAAGCCATCTGTCGATTTCAGGTTGGGTCACCAGGAAGACATACGGATTCGTATCAGTTGCGGCATACGCATTGACTGAATACGGTGATGCAGTAAACATCGAACGAGGCGGAGATAACGCCCCTGATATAACCAGGTCTCCCAGGATTTTTGTCATACCGCGCGTCAAGCCATCAGCGGTAAGGCGATCCGGTTCGTGCTGGAGCTGCGAGGCCATTTCCAGAAAACGATAGTCGATATAATTGGCGATCCGGTTCACCCAGACAAAACGGCTGTAGTTTTCGAGGGAGTTCAGTGTCAGCGCATCATCAATAATCGCACCACCTGTCGGGCCAGGTACAATCGGGTTGATCCGAAGTTCAACCAGTGCATCCCGATCCACAACATCTTCCGGATAAATAAACTCAATCGCCGTTCGGCTAAGCCTGCCTCTGATACGGCCCGCCGGAGAGTAATGGATACCAGGGGTTTCACCGGAATAATTGGCGTCCCCATTCGCACAGGCTGCGACAACAGCGCCGCTTGCGCCCCATATCGTTTTCCCGCCGTACCATTCATCATTGGCGGCAATCGGGCAGTGGTAGGCCGCTGCAAAACGGGTGTCAAACGCTGCGCTGCTGATCCATCCGGAAATTACTGATTGATTCTGATAACAGGGGACATCAAGGAAAAACATGGTATGTCTGAGTTCTGCAATATCAATACAGTTCTGCAAAACATCCATATCATAGCATCCAGCCGCAAACATCAGATAGGCCGTAACCGCCTCGCTGCGGAACATGTCCCAGGCTGCAATCCATTCCTGAGTCGTCGGGACACCACCGTTGCTTCCGCCTTCAAATGTCGTTTTTGTCGCAAGTTCAGCAACCGCATTAATGCTGCCAATTGCATCAGCCCAGTCGTTACTGACGTTCCAATCACAGCGGAACCGAACAGATCGCTCTTCAAGAATGGTTTCGATGAAAACGCTTCTGCCCATATCGTCTTTGTCAAGCGGATTAACGCCCACAGTCCAATATTCGAGCAGGTATTCAATACCGCGTTCATCCTTGTCGAAAAACTGAATCGTAAAGCGCTCTTTGTCAGTATTGACGGCGGTAATCTTGAACGACCGATTAAGGCAAGGATCACCATCAATCGGATAAATCGAACAAAGATATCCGGTCTCGGCCGCAATGGGCGTACCATAAGAGTGATTGCTTTTTTCGACCGGGGATTCAAACGCATCCCATTCAGTCGCCGCCGATGTCGGTTCGGTCGATGAGGACGTATGAGCGGTAACACAGATCAATTTTGCTGGGCCAGTAATGGCCACAACATCACCCACAACATACGGGGTCGTTTGCGTCCAAGCGTCTTTGTCCTGTGTAACCAATATTTCAAGTGAAGGAAACGCTGCATCAGCGCTAACCACACGCACGGCATTGACGTAAATGCACTCTTTGGCAGCATCGTTTAAATGACGCAGCCCTTCCATCTGGGTACGATCCGCAATGGTCTTGGAATAAGGTTTCCCGAACACAGTCTCCCAGGTTTGATAATTTACCTGGCAGACTTTGCCCACTGGGCCTTTTTGCGCCTGGATGACAGTGGCCCCGATTGACACAGGCCCGCCGCCAGTTTTCAGCGTATTATCAATCAGGCGGAGAACTGTAATCCCCGCCGCATTTGTTACGATACTTTTCATATTTTTCTGCCTCTCTTTTTGGGCTTTTGGGATTTAACTCTTGGGGCATCCGTTTTTTCAGGGCCGGCCTCGGTTATGGGTTCGGGATCAATGAATTCAACGGGATCGACTGGATCAACGGCTATGGCTTCCTCCGATGTAGAATCGGTATCCACTGTGTCAGGCGGTTCCACGGGCTTATCGGGATTTCTGATACAGACCGTTTCATGCATCTGCATCTGAGCGGCTGGCGCTTTTTTCGCCAGGATATCCGCAAACGCCCGCACCTGAGCATCTGATGCAAAGTCAATTTCGATGGATCCGAAGGCGGGCAGTTTGATAACTCTACCCGCCTCAACAGGGATGTCTCTGGAATCACAATGATGGTTTGTAATCGTGATTTTCATACCGATACCCTTAAATCGCGTTGATGTTCAGCGTCATGAAATATTCCCGGCCATTGAATGGCTGTAGGTCGCGATACGCCAGTTCCCACAGAGTGTTTTTGTAGGTCAAATCTCTCTGGATTGCATGGCGGAATGACATTGCGGGGATCGCATCACCCATGACATATCCGGATTCACCAATGCCCCTGCCTTTTGCATAACAGAGGCAGGTATAATCGGTTGCATTCGGGTCACAGTAGAGTTCCCAGGTATCAAACAGCGTGCCCACATAGTGAGGCTGCGGTACGGATTTATATCCGGATGCAGGGGTAAAATACGGTGCTGGCATAGACCGGAAAATGGTAGAAGACATAGAATCTGCAACAACACCGACAAGCCCGGACGTTCCGGTTCTTAGCAGTAAGGTCGAATCGACTCTCAGAAGCGCCTCAAGCAAGCCCTTCCAGTAATAATGGATGTCGCCCAGGTTATCCACGGCCGCCTTGTCCCAGGTTTCCTCACCTTTGGCAAAAAAGACCAAATCCCGGAGAACTTTTCTGTCTTTGTCCGCTGCCAGAAGGTTTCTCATGGACGTGGTTACAAGCTGCTCAGAGTTCAAATCGAATTCCCGGCGAACTGCCCAAAGCGCCTGGAGTGTGGTATCTCCGGAGATTGCGGCTTCGTGGGGATATAAAACCCTTGAATCCATTTCGGTATTGACCAAAGGAATCAAGGTCGGTGCTTTTTCAATATCCACGTCAAATCCGATATGAACAGCAATACCGTTTGCCGGAGCAATACTGAAAGTCGGGTCAACGACGCCTGTCGCATAAACAACTGTCCCGGTAACTGTTACGGTAGAACCACCGACAACAAATGACCCGGAGAGATTGCCCAAACCGTCGTCTTTTGCTACCTGGTTATGATCGTGAAAAATCTTGATGGATTTTTTCTTCATCGGGTGAACCGCGCCGAATTTAACGTTCGAGTCGAACTTGAACTCATCAGCCGATCCCGTATTAGTGCCGTCCCCGGTGCCTGCAAGGTGCCGCTGATCCATACTGGAATACTGGCCCTGGTAATCAAAATTAAGCTGTTGGCCCAGGGTGATGTCCCCAAAGGTGCTGCCTGCAACTCGATTGATTTTGAAAACTTCGGACTGGTTGTAGCTCCCAGGGATGAAAGAAACGATATTTCCGCAAACGCTGTTCAGCATTACGGGTAGGATAAGGCCAATCAGCCTATCTCTCATAAGCACGCCGTCCGTGGTAGCCATATCAGCGGATTCAAAGACCATCCCACCAGGTGCGGGCGCTTTGCCAGCCATCACGTCGAACGCGTTACAGATAGCAGCGTGAGCGCTTGCAAGCTGTTCATCGGTAGGCTGTTTGTGCCTTCGCGCCATATACCGAAGTACGGCATTTGCAGCAGTTCCCTGCACGGTTCCAGCCGTTTTTCCAGCCATTTCAAAAATACTGCCGCTGGTTTTGGCGTTCAGGTTAGCATCCCGAACGGCCTTGTCTTTGATAAGATTGCCACTTCCGGCCATGTCAATCATGGGGTCTATGAGACACTCTCTCATGTGTTCTGCGCGGGTCGTGATATCCGCAACTCTATTTTTGTACGCTTCCATAGGTGCTTATCCTTCTATTTTGGGTTGATATTTTTGTGCATTCAGTTTGAATGATTGCTTATTTACGTGTTTTTAGAAGGATGTAAAGACAACCGTAGGCAGATACGGCTATGTAGATTTAAAGTTGTTTTTTTGTTTGCAGGGGGCGGTTTTAGGGTCAAAAATGGGGGAGGGATAAAACAAAAACGGCCCGCTGATTGAAAACCAGCAGGCCGGGGGTTATGGATGGGGGTGTCGGGGTGTTATTCGTTGGATAAAGCCGGATCGTCTCTACAAAATGGCCGATACACAAGTTTTTTCGTGTCGTTCGGGTCAACTTCGACTGGGATGTTCAGGTCATCTTCGTCTGGAGTGGTTAGCACATGGCTCCGATCATACACAGCCTCTCTATATTGATTTTGGTTGCATTTTGGTTCTTGTAGCCCGACGGGATACCAATAATATTTTTCAATGTCGTATGGGTCTTCAGGGTCGTAAGTGTAAACATATACAATTCCATAAACACAAATCATATCGCCAATTTCCGGGTTGTCCGGCTTTATGGCTTTATAAGGCGATTCACCTGGCCTGTTTACCATACGGAAGTCTGCTGCCTTTTTTAGCATAAATTTAGATATCAGATGATCATTATCTGGGTAATAGTCTTTTATATCGGTGTCATCAGAAAATCCACTTGAATAAGTGCTGCTATCAAACCCAGGCGGGAAAGCCATACCTGTGAGACTGGAAACCCCCTTATCTACCTGGTTGTACATAGATATTGCGGTTTTGCAAAAACTCATTTCTTGCACCATTGTGGCGCTCATTGCTGTGAGTTTGTCAATCTGGCTTTGAATACCATAGGACCCGAAACTACCAGCGACCTTGTTCTTTAGGAAATATTCAATCGTCTTCGCGTATTTGTTTCCAGAAATCAACGCACAGCCCGCACTTGACAATGTTGAGGCAATTGCTTCCAATTGAGATTTCATTTGATCAACATTTCTTTTTGCCTGACTGATAGAGCTTAACTTCGACGCGATATCGTTTACCATTCCCTCCGCCTTTGATACCGGTTTGGCCTGTATTACAGAAACGGTTTTAATGTCACTGCCAGCCTCCACCTTAACCTGTGCCGTTCTCTCCGCACCGGTGTTCGCCGTGGCATAAACTCGGGTGCATCCATCATTGGTGCCGCTGGCTTCTTCTTCGAAAATGAATGACAACCAAGTGCATGGTAGCACAATGGTAGCAGTCCATGGCATATCCCCATCACCGATCTTGGAAATGTTAAACTGGGCTGTACCACCATCTCCTGATACAGATATGCTGGATGGCGACACAGATAATTTGGGGGGAAGGGGCGACGAAGCACTCGCCTGTATCACAGACACAGTTTTAATATCGCCGCCAGCATCTACCTTAACCTGTGCCGTCCTCTCTGCGCCTGTATTCGATGTAAAGCTACAAGTGACGGTTGCTGCATCAGTTCCACTGTCCCGTGAGTTGATTGAAAGCCAACTGCTGGCAGGGGTCACTGCGACAGTCCATGCCATATTGCCTGTTCCAGTATTGGTAATATCGAAGGTGGTCGTGCCTGCAATCTTTGATACAGCCAGAATTGTTGGCGTTACATCCAATTTGGGTAATGACCCATCTGCTTGTACCACATCAACCCAGTCACCATTCCAGGTTGTGGGGACGGACGCAGTAACTTGAACCATCGCCCTTCGTATGCCACCGTCATTGGCAGTAAAACTGCAAACGATGTCACCGGCATCCGTGCCATTTGCACCCGATATAATTGAAAGCCAATCTGGGCTACCCAAAGTCACCAGTACGCGAGCTTCCCAAGGCATGGTCCCGGCACCGATGTTTGAGACTTTGATTGTAGCTGTCCCGGCACCTTTAGTGACAGATGTATCATGTGGTTCTATAATTAATTCCGGCTGTGTCGGTGTTTGTGATTCCTGTTCCACGAGTAATTCCACCGGGCTGCCAGCAGCGCCGATAGCAGTCACGAAAATCTTATTGACTGTTGGCGATAAGCTTGTGATCGGAGTTTTTGTGGCTCTGCAAGTGATAGTCCCGGTGTTGCTTCCACTGGTGCCAGACGTGATTGAAAACCAACTGACGCAAACGGCACGGGCTGTCCAAGGCATGACACCAGCCCCTGTGTTGGAAACATCGAATGTTACTATGCCACCTTCTTTTGGGATAGTCCGGCTGGTCGGTGTTACGGACAAACTGGGCGGTCCATCACGGTATTCCAGCACACTCTCAACATCTATATCCCAATTTATTGTATCATACCACTTATTGTAAGTCGCTGCGTCCATCCCAATCTGCAATTTATTATAGTAAACAGAAGAATACTTTCCGCCTGTTACATATACATAAAGCCATCCAGCCTGGTACACAGAGACGTAAGTACCTCCTTGCAATACCTGATTTATAATCGTTAATTTTCCTTCATTATTTTCGGATATGAGTTGGTCTGAAGCCAGAAGTTGGTCTAACGTCCTGGACTGCGGAGCAAAATAATCCTGCGGAATACTGAATGTGGTCGGGAGAATTCTCTGCCTGGCGATTGCCGTCTGACCGCCATACTCATAAATTGCCAGATATATGTAATTGGTCCCGGGCGGAATGAAAACTCGAAATTTTGATTGATATCCGGCAACTGTGACTTCCGGCATCTGGCAATACCCTGTTGTATCACCCACCGCTCTGCCATAATCACCATTAAGCGATAAATATAGTGTTGGGTTTCCCATTTATTCTTCTTCCTTCACGTCATAAATCAGTTTGATTCCAAGTTCATCGTACAATGTCAGCATCGCCATTTCAACATTCTGGCGTAATTCCTGTGTCTGATCCCTGAAACCATCGTCAACAAGGTGATCGTGATCGTTGATCTTTCTGAAATGGATTTCTTTATACGCCGTTTTGACGTACTCAATAGACATCTCACGCATAGAATAGGCGAGGCCATACATTCCGGCAGCGGCAGTGTAAGCGATTGTGTCGATTATAGTCCTGTCACTTACTACCCATCCGTACCTGCGGCTGGCGTTTAATTCAGCGACCATTTGTGAGTTGAAAATCCATAACTGAGCCTCAAAACTCGGTATAGTATTCTCCTTGCTCACAATCGGGTATGGACACAGCCGGGCTGTCTCAAGGATGATGCCTACCTCGTTTTTCTGACTGAGCTTTAATTGATGTGCCATGAGATAGACAGCAGTTGTTTTTCCAACCCCATGACTGCCAGAGAATGCGATGATATTTGGTTCCATTATTATTGAATAACCTCCGAATCGGTTTCTCCCGAAAATGTTCCAGGCGTTTGGTTCTCTGTAATCATCAGAATATCATCAATTTTAATCTGAAATGTACACCAGTCCTGGGTATCATACCATTGCCATATTATGGTCTCCCGTCTCAGTCTGCCCACAAACTGAAAGGTGCCATGTTTGGTATAAATCTTGAAATTTTTCATGTTTTCTGTCATTTTACCCCGCAGTAACGTCTGGACTTCCATTTTTGAGGACGCCCATGTAATCGCCGGTGAAGATATCACCAGCCCTTGCAACTGATTTGCCGTTCACTATCATTGTGGCGCTTGACTTTATTTTCCCGGTATGCCCGCAGCCGTCCGCTTTAACAATATCGGTATCTCTTGCAGCGCCTTTGCCGTTGATAATGACATTCTCTGATGCCGAGTCGATTTTTCCGGCGACCTGTTTTCTGCAAACGGTGCATATCCCATCCGTAACATCGCCTTTTCTGCATATTGCAGCACTCATTATGAAAAATCCAAATCTGATGTACCGTCCCAAGTCATTATTTTATCAGCGATTGCATTGCCTTGGGCAACTGTGCCAGCGATAGCCGTCTGCACCTCGGATGATTGGGCTGTCCATAGTGGCATGACATCCTGGTCAATGGTCATGTTCATGCCGGTCATCATCCCCTCAATCTTGTCCGAATAACCGCCAATAGCACCGCAGCCCAATTCCAGGCAATCCGCAAGATCGTTCATCAGATCAATTCCATCCAGTATCCCCGATGATTTCAACATCTTCTTATATCCCATTTCCGCACCGGCAATCAGACCGCCTATGCCCATTTTGGCCATACCCTGATCCAAAAAAGCCATAGCATTTGCCCGTACCTGGCCGATAACCAGGGCTTTCAGTCTGCCAGTTATTTTGGATACATCTGTCACCCCGGACATTGACGCCAAGTCGATCCCGATTGCCGCCTCTATCAATGGGTTGCTTAGGATTGACTTTATACAGGTGGGCAGAGTAAGGCCACCAGACCCAATTGAGTCAAGGCTGTCTTGGATATTTTCCATCCAGCCTTCCAAATCGCCGAATGTATCGGCTATCCCTGAAAGCCCCAAGCTGGCGATCATCTCGGTCTTAAGGTCATCAAACACAGTTTCCGCAATCCCGAATGCGTCGGCTTTGGCATTTTTAATCATCCCGTTTAAGGTTGCCATCATCTTCTGCGGGGCTTTTGCAAGGGCGGTCACTTCACCTGCTATCTTGTCAAACTCCCCGACAAGCATCTGGCAATTGGTTGATATTGACATATCAATTAATCTCCACTTTGGGCGCCTTAATAACTACCGTTGAATCTGATGTTATGAAGACTTTCTTCACGCCAGAAATGCTATGCTGCCCTTTGGTATTTTCCGCCACATTGCCCATAACGTTCTGGAGTTTATCACCCAAAGCCGTGATAGACATGTCACCGTGGATAGCGTTTTCCTGATTCATTTTTGTGGATAAAAACAGCGAATTCTCGGCATGGATAATGATGTCACCTGTTTTGGTTATTTCGATATTGGACCCGGATACACCTTTGTTATCGGCATCGTTTGTGTTGGTGATCCGGACGGTGCCATCAGATAATATCTCGACAACAACGCCGTTTTGCTTGAACACACAAGGCGGTTTTTTTAGATCGCCCCTGCCCCCTGACAGGCTTTCGTCTGGTGTGAGTGGATCGTTAAGTCCTGTCCTATATGGAGTGCTTCTGCCATCTGAGGCGGGCCATGATTCATTCGGCATTAATGGCTTACTTTCCGGGCAGTAATGAACACTCCCGGTAATTCTCGGACGCCGGGTGTCAGAATTGAACGGGAAGTCAACCCAAACGATATCACCCGATTTGACCGGGATAAAAAACCCGTCCGAAACCCTCGACCCAGCAGGCAGCCGGTACGTGGCCCACGGCAAGTCTGCCGCTGGGACATCGCCGGTGAAAAGTTCCTGCACCCGCACCTGTACCCGCATTAATTCATCATGTATGCCGGTTTCCACTGTTCCCATATACTCCCCCGAATATTGGCGCTTCGGGGTTTGTGGCATTGGAATATATTCGTCACTCATTATTTATCTCCCATAATCTGCACCAATTTTACTCGGCAAAAATAATTTGATGCACCAGCGCTATAATGTGCAACTGATCCGACAATAGCCTGTGTCGGGAGGCTTTCGTCTAAAAAAGAATCTGAATAACTATCATCCAGACTCCATTGAAATTTTAATGATATTCCGGGCATCAAATGCCCAGCTCCGCCTGTCATAATATCCAGTACAGGCACAGCCATCAACGATAAATTATCGAGTATCTCAATCTTATCGTAGGCTGTAACCTCACTCGCTGCTTTATCGTTTTTGGTGGAATAGATGAAACCTTTAAGGATGTTGAATCCTGAATATTTTCTCACTATGCGATCCGCCACCAGGTTCTCTCGGTTGATATGCGTATAATCTATGATCTGATATGCCGCTAATGGATTTTTAAAACGAAAAACTCTATTATCCGGAATGCGCTTATTTATTTCATCCAAAGATAGAAAATTCAGTACGCCTCGTGAGAAGAAAACAGCAGCCCCATGCTCGATAGCTATTTGCCGTAGCAGCATGGTCGGACGTTCGCCAGGCAGCAGATGGTATGAATTCTGGAGAACGATACGGTTGTCAATTTTGAGTTTAACGGATGGATCGGTTGTCGGTGAGTTGACATGTGTCAGCGCCAAGACGATTGGTTTCAAGCTGCCGATTGACAATGAAAAAATTCGAGCAGTTACAGCCGGTTTTTTCATGTCTGCTACCGCTTTCAGCAGACAATTCAGCGTAACCACCTCGCCATTGACCGGCATACTCATAATTTCGAAATCGGCGGTGTAACTCATTTCTTTTTTCTGGAGTAAATCAGCAAGTACGCATTGCAGAACGTTTCCGACCTTAATTTTCATGACGTTGCGCAGGATCGACAGCGAATCATCAAATTTCAGAATCAGTCTGGGGCCGGATAGGTCCATCGTTTCGATGAAACATGTTTCACGGCAAAATGATATATCAAGTTCCTGTGCCGCAGTTCCAGAATCAGCAGGAGGAACAGTCGTGATTTTTTGCAGCAGAGGCGCTCTGGTATCTTTATCAGCCACTACATCTCTCCCCTATGGATTTGTCACAGTTGGCAAAGCCGCCCCATGATCCCTCAAGGGTGATCTGGTTTGGATACAATGCAGGCGATAATTCAGCACCGAACAAAACAGATGTCTCAATTGTCAACAGGGTGTCCACTGCGAAAAGACGGCCTTCTGTTTTGGGGATTGAAATATCTGAAAACATTATCGTATAAGGGTCTCGAACGGCGGCTCCGACATCGAATGCCTCGCCTGCAAGCTCATATTGAATCGTGAACCGTGTTTTCTTGATTACATACTGATACCAGGCGACCTGCATTTTGTCTAATGACAGCTTATCCCAGGCGGCGAAAACAATATGGTAATCAAGCACAAGTGGAGACATTGTGATGTCAAAAAGCTTTGTTCCATTCGTGACGACCTTTTTGGGGAAATTGCGGGTGTCGCCGTTGGTCATGCCTGGTTTCCGGTAATAATAAGCGACTGGAAGCTGTGGGAGGCGCAATTTTACGCCGTCAACCACCGTTTCAGTTTTCCCGGAACTGGATAGGTTCTTGAGGAATTCGGCGGGTGTGTCGGTTTCTTCCCGGAATATTTTCTTGTTTACTGCACGGGTTAAAAACTCCCGCCATTGTTTGGGGCCTGTGTTCGGGTTAAGACCTTCGAACGCCCCCATGATATATGCGCCCAGGGAGAAATCCACGGCTTGTAATTCTGAGAATTCGTTATCCATTTGACACCCCTATTTGCAATTGAAGCGGTTTTTTACTCTGCCAGATTCGGAGCTGTGTGTGATAGGCGTCAAACAGCGAATTGATTTCTTTTTCACTCAGGCCCAGCTTGCCGCTGCTTTTATGTAAATTGCATAATCTACAGATCGCCCACGTTTGATTTAATGCCCTTTCGTGCCGGTTAATCGCATGATCGACGCTGAATGTGTCATTGGGGTTCCTGGACGCATCAATTATTCGAGTTTTGCATATAGGGCATTGGCCGTCAAAATGATCTGATACAAACATCAGGTGCGTTCTTCTATCAGATTTTGATACGTTCCGTCTGGTCAACGGGATAACGTTTTTGAAATTGGATATTTCGACCTTAATATCCGCAACATCGTTTTTGATAACAGAGACATCGTCTTCAACCTTTTCTACCCTGTTATCTATTACACAGACCTTTCCGTTCATGGATTCCAAAAGTATCTGTTGTCTTTTTTGTAAATCCAGATAGTCCGAATGTATCCGCTCTTGAAGGAGGACATACCTGTCAGTTATGCTTAATTGCGTTTCTGTAAGAGATACTGCCAGGTTGAAAGCTTCTATATACGCCTCTTTGAATTGCGCGGCCTTCGTCCCGGTGAACCCCATCACCAGGAACGAGAAACCATCACGGGAAAGGTCGTACATCTTTTGTTCTTTGTTCTGTGAAGTGATATAAGAGGATACAGTAAAATTCCTGTATCTAAACTCTTGAGAACATTCAAGCTTTTCTATCTTATCCAGAACGTCAAAATGGTTCTTCCCAAACACCTCAGCAATATTCAAGCTGGTAGTCCACTGTTTCCCGTCGCGCTCGAATATCTTCACCCTGTCGATAATCGTCAATTCTTTTATTTTACTCATGCGTTAATGTCCCCTCATCATCAAAAAACGGAATCAGGTAATGTCTCATCGCAATTGCCGGGGCCTGCCCGACCGCCTCCGACTTCACGATGTAAAGTGAAATCGTCTGTATTTCAGTCTCGCTGATATATTCGTCATATTGGATGACGGATCCCCTGGGGATTTCCCGCTCCTTTATCAGCATGACAATCGGCACATCGTAATCCCCCTGCTGCGCCCCGCTGTCCATCGCCTGAATACCCTGGAAGTCAAACGGCAGGAATATTCCACGGGTATCAATCGGATCATCATATTCGATTGCCCGTTCATCAGCTTCAAGGGAACCCACCACGTCCTCAGTCTCGACAACGGTTTCAGGATTGCCGATTAATGCTTTAAACAACAGCATATCAATAGCATCCGGGTACTGATCAAACATCACATCCAGATCATCGGATATCAGGGTATTTGTTGCGCGGTAATCTCGTATTGATGCAGACATCAGATATTCACCTGTTTGGCCATTTCAGTTGCTTCCTTAATCGGGATATTCCTGGAAGCTGCAAATTTTGCTACGGCTGCGGTTTTGCTCATGTGGTCCCGATAGACCGACAGCCCCACCTCCGCTGACATCTGAGCGACAAGAACATCCCGCCTCAATCTTGCGTTTTCGGTTTCAGCCGCGACAAGGTTCCTTTCGGATTCCTGTCTTGATTTTGTTCTTTCAGACTCGGCGGCAACCCGTTCACGCTCGAGTTTGTCTTTTTCGGCCTTCAGTTTCTTGGCCTGTGACCGATAAGTGTTTTTCTCGACTTTTAAAGCTTTAACGGTCTCTTGTGTGGTTGGATTATCCATTTTTGCCTTAAACCCCTTCGTTGCGCTGATATAGCGTTTAAATGCCGTCTGTAATTCCGCTACAGTTGCATCCGTGCCGGCTTTCTCACTGTCCGCCATATCATCAGCGTTAAGGAATGTTTCATCTGGCCCTGTCTGTCCGGTAGCTTTTCTGACCATCCGGGTGATGAACCCTTTTTTCTTGGCTTGGTTTTCCATTTCCTTTGATAGGCGCATCTGGATAAGCGGACTTAACAGCACGGCGAGGGTCTTAATGACGTGTTTGCAGCAACAACCTGTCAAATGCGGGTTTCTGATTTTCGGGAAAACGCCTTCAAGCGGGTCAAGTGCAAAATGGCCAGTTGTTGCCAGATACCGATACCAATACCGATGCCGCCCGCAGTCGCACGTAAAGGACACCCGTCCCGTGGCTGCGCCCTTGGCGGCTTGAAGATATGTTTTATCAGCCTCAAGCCCGTCAAGCTGGCTATCCCATTCTTCCAGCCGGACTTTAACCTGGTGATGCGTGTAATTGCTTTGTGGACTTGCAGAGACTTGAAAATGAAGCAGATTGCCGTGGATTTTATACAGCGCTGATGTTTTTATCTCGCCGTTTTTAACGCGGTTTATATCTTTTTCATCGGAGGCGGCGATAAGCTGGCCCACCTTCGCCCCGTTTGTTGCAGTATTGAATTTCTTCTTGATCCGCTGCCCGGCAAGGGCCATGCCCTGCAATTCAGTCAGTGAATAAGCGCGTTTTTCGCCTTTTGTGCCGTAGTCCAGAATCAGGCGTTTTGCGTTCTGCTCTGAAAACGGCGTGTCATTGGCAAGTTTTTTCCGGCGCCCCATCAAATCAGGAGTCAGGAACGCATTCCGTTGATCGTCTGACCTATTGGCAATTTGCCTTTGAGTGATCTTGCCGAAAAGCGACTCAAATTTCTTATATGCGTTTGACTTGCTGCTGAATAAATTACCGAAAAAACCCATTTATGACGTGCCCCTTATTGTTTTTCCGCAGGATATGGCAGGTACGGCAGGAAAGGCAACATCATGAAACGCATATAGGGTTATATGGTAGAATGTTTTGGAAAGGGCACAAAAAAGGCCCTGGACAAAAAGTTATCATTGACATGATACCATTTTAAAGTATCATAAGGCCATGAAATGGACGGTAAAGGCGACAAAGAGAGCCGAGAAGCAGATTGCCCGATTGCCGGAGCCAGTCATGCGGAACCTTGCGGCGTTGATACGGGACATTGAACGTAATGGCCCTGTTCGTGGTAACTGGCCGAACTACAGCTCTGTGGGTCGCTACAGGTATCATTGCCACATCAAGAAGGGGCACCCAACTTATGTCGCAGTTTGGGAAGTCGTTGACAAAAAAATTAAATTGGTAGAGGTATTTTATGCAGGTACTCACGAGAAAGCGCCATACTGAGGATGTTGCTGTGGAGCTGCGGTTTTTAGGACCTATAGGCAAGCGAAATGAAGCGGTTGATACGCTGAAAGCATTGGGCTTTGTTGATACCACAGAGACCATCCCTTGGAGAGATTGCTTCCCCTATACAGATGAGCAGTTACCCGGAATATGCCTGATTGGAGCCAGATCCAAAGAAGGCGTTACACAGCGTGAATTTTCGAAAATGACTGGCATCCCGCAACGGCATATTTCGGAAATGGAAAACAACAAGCGTTCTATTGGCAAAGAAATGGCAAAGAAAATCGGGAAAGCTTTGAATATTTCATATAAGGTGTTTTTATGAATTATTTGGGTTATCAAATTATTAAGCGGTTCTGTCTGAAAGGATAACAAAATTTCGGTTCCGTATTGCATTTTATTAATCCTTTATATTGCTGTTTTCACCTCGACTGATAATAAAGAATCCGCTCCCGTATCCAAGCAGCCCCAGGGAGCTTGATTGTCACGCCCTCCGCCAAAAACTCACGCATATCATCCATTCCGGCAGCAATCATGATTATCCATTTCATATTCTCGTTGCCATACGCCCGGTATCCAGACAGCTCGGGCCGCAGTCTCTCATCCGGCTGTATCTCGTAAGCAGTCCATCCATTATTCAGGGTTTGACCGTCTCGGATTTCCCGGTACAGCTCATTTCGAACAAGCGGGTCTGTGATGTTGTACGGCGAAAGCCTTGATATTTCAGTTGCCATTATTCAAAATCCTTTATCTATCGGGAAAACCCCGTTTTGAATCATTGCATCAAACAGCTTGGTAAGAACGGTGAACACACAATTTAAACGATCATCCATACCACACCAATGAAGAGTATTGTCGATACGATGAGCTATCCGGCCCGCCTGGTTGATGTATGCCGTCATGATCTGCTTGTCATGCAGTGAGACTGAAAGCTTTAAACACAATTTGTTGTCAGAAGCACACTTAACACATTGATGAGTAATCACCACGGTATGATCCAGCATTTTTACATGGATTTCACCGTCAACAACTGCAACTGTGGCCCCGTATGGATAGGGGTTATTGTCATCCTGTGCCCCAAAAAGATGAGAACAGAAATCACCCCATATCTCTTTCAATAGATTGAATTCTGTCATGATTTTATTTCTTGCCGCTGTTTTTTCGTCTTCTCTAAACATCGGGTTTCCTCCATTATGCCTCGCAATCTGTCGGGAATACTTTTTGTTCAATCAAAGCATCGACCAGCCCACATAGTACCTGGTCAATGTTGTTTTCATCCACAAACGGCTTATCACTTGCGAATTGTTTTAACGATGCGATAGCTTTACCATTATCGTTAAAGTACGTTTCCAATAACCGAATTTCCCCATAACGGAATATCACTTTGCCTATGAGAAAATCAGCATCGTCTCCGACTGTGATACATCGGCAATTCACATAAACTTTCTCTCCAAGCAATCGAATCGAAAAACGGTCTGCATCCATTCCGGAGATACTGGCTTTGCAAATATTTTTCTTGCAGACATTTTCCCAATACACTTGATAGCTTCCAAAAATACTTAATAATTTCAGATAACTTTTTACGATGTTCTGGGTTTTAACCGTTTTTACAAAATCACCAAACATATTACCTTCTCCTTTTAAGTTCTGTGTCTGTCGTATTCTTCCCACCACGTCGCCTTTGCTATGTCATGGCCGATTGTAATCGCCCTGAACTGCCTGAGCGGGTCGAAATCATCTTCTTCAACACCAGGCGGGCCAAACATCGCGTTAAGATACCGGTGGCTGACTGGTTCCGTCATGGCCGCCACAACACATAGCAGAATCGCACGATATCCGCCGTGAAATGCTGACCAGTCAACGTGGTACACAGTCCTGCCCTTGTCGTCTGTCTTTTTTTCAACCCGCTGACCTTCACCACCGGTGTAAAGCTTGTATTGGTCACATGATTTGTGGAAAATCAAATTACCGGTAGCCTGCAATGCAAAATACCAGTCCATCGCATCACAAAAGTTCGTTCTACCCTCCCATAACTCATCCAGCAGGTATTTTGTTCCATACTGTGAGATATGATCCGTCTTTTCTTCGATCAGAACAATGAAACCTTTTTCTTTCCGGTCTTTGATTTCAGCAATCAAGTTGGACTTCCACGCTGCATCCGCCCATGGGATCAATTCAACCTGGGTGATAATCAGGTTTTCACCGTCAAAAACCGAATATGCGGTATATTTTTGACCTGATACAAGAGAGGCCGCCATGATCCTGATTACAGATGGTTTTAATTCTTCAACAGCCATCAGAGATTATCCTTTTCACTGACACAATAAGGCTCGCTGCGCATCGTCCCAACGATAGCCGTCTATAACGCCGGGTTTGCATGGCAATCTTTCAAATTTTTCATAGAATTCTGATGCTTCCCGGACAAACGCTTGGATGCTGCTTGATTTCAGGTGATAAATTATCACCTGAAGACCATCGCGTCCGGTTGTACAATCTATGGCTCTATCCTCAACCCGATAGAGTTCACCTGTCTTTTTATTTTTCCAAATTACCAAGTTATCATCATTATTCACGCCGGTTCCCCTTCAAGTATTTTGACCGCCCATGCGGTTAAATCATCTGCATATTGGTTTTGATTATCGCCATCAGTATCAGCCGGTACATAGTCGCACAAAAAGAAAAAGCAATGGGTGTCAAACAAATCAGGAGACTTGATACCCTGTGATTTCATTTGCTCTTTGGGCATGATTGCATACCTGCCAGCCTCATCAATTTTATACGGAATTCTGGATGCCTGGTTGACGATCTTTGTGCCGGGGCATATCCGGAACCGATCGTCAAGAATAGCCTCACGCGCTTTAACCGAGGCATAAGCCCGCTGGTTTTTATATCTCTTTCTGTCCGCGTCCGCATGTGGGGGCAGCCCCCAGTGAATTCGTTCGACAGTCACGCCCAGCTCTTCCAGCGTTAAAATCACCGTCCGGCCCGGGCCGTCTGCATCAACTGCAACAGTTATTCTGGGGTATTTCACGATTTCAGAATACATTTCCCTGGCAAAAACCAACTCATCAGAACCAAGGGATTCTCTCATGTCAATGACTTCGATCTTGCGAGCTGCGCCATATCCCGACACCCTTGCCAATGTCCACACAGATGAATCCCGGTGAACACCTTCCGCCACGTCCGCCGTCATCACCCATCCCCAAGGCTGCTCATGCTCAATCAATACTGCCTGCGCCTGGGTACACCAGCTTTTGGGGATCAAAAACCCAGATAGGTTATCCGGAAGACGCCCCAGTACTTTAATCTGATATTCCGGCGAGTGATGCCCGCCGTATTCAACCAATTTGTCATGGATAAACTTTCTTGAGACAATTGGACTTTCTTCTGAATTCAGGTTGAAGGTTTTGTACAGTGATTTCAGTGAGGAAAACGCTTCTGCAAAATGCCCGACCTGCCGGGTTGGTTGGCTGAACATGGCAAAGCGGTTTTCCTCATGGGTAAGCGCTCCACGAAGTACCCCAATGATTTCGTCTTCGACACCTGACGCCTCATCCACAATGCAGATGTAATGCCGTCTATGCTGGCCTGCAATGTTTTCAGGCGCGGCTTTCGATGCTGTTTTTGGAATGACATACCAACTGTCTTTATGTCCTTTAACATAATATCGTTTTGTTTCCTTGATAAACCAGTCAACCATCCACGGGTATCCACGGTTGACATCCGCAATGACGGTATCCAATTCTTTCCAAACGACTGACCGTATTTGCTCGATGTTGGTGGCTGTGATCATGGCGTTTGAGTCGTCATACGTCCGCAGGTGCCAGTCAAGTATCCAAGCGATTCCGTGAGATTTTCCGGAATTGTGAAGGATGGTAAAATCTCCGCCTAAAAAACGCTGGTTTCCATCCAAGACAAACCCATAATATAATCCCTCGCCCAACGGCTCAACTGACCTGATCCCATAATGGAGGTTAGACCGTTGTGCGTTATCAATATGTGATGCTTTCTTTCTTTCTACTCTGTTTGGTATTTTTTCAATATTCCTGCTGATTAAAACGATGAAGTATTCACCCCATCGTCTTGTCCCCTTATGTATGCACGATTTGTCTATTTTTTTTATTGTTGCATGGCAGCCGACAGATCGTGCCAAAAAAACTATATTCTTGGCCAATTGCTCATTTTTTTGGGTGATCTCAAACGTCCGTTTATCTCTGCTTTCGAGATAACCGTCCGAGTCCAACAGCCCAGCAAGCAGCTCAATACGGTCATTATATGATGCTGTTAAATAATCAAATGGGATGTGTTTATTTTCTATTAAATCATAATTCTGTAAAATGGTTAACAGTGGGTTCTTGCTACGGCCTGAACCGTTCCCGGTTATTGAATAAAGGAATCTTTCTGAATAATTAAAGTTAAGATTTGAATCTTTGCAATAATTCGCAAACGCAGTGATTATTTCATGGTCAGGGTTCGTGATATGGGTGCTACCACTATGCCCGTCTCCAAGCCAAACGCCCAAAATGTACGGTGGGATAAGGAGCTTTTTGTCATTACTGAATTCTACTCCTGATCGTATTATCGCGTGAGTACGTTTTCTGCGGTCACTCCATTGTAGCCAATCGCGTACAACAGGATAATATCTACTTCCAGATGTTTGGGCTTTACAATGCGTTTGTGTGGCAACAAGGCAAAGAACATGACTTTCATTGAATACATGTGAAGTTCCATCCATATATTCAAACCGGTACATGGGTTCTGTCCCACGGCACAACGAAAGGACATTCCGGCATGAGCTGTCATCACCCATTATTTTATCGCCAACCATTATGTCTTGAACCGGCTTAATAGACCCGTCAAACATAAGTATTTCAGTATTGATTCCAAAACAACCATGGCCGCTTGCAAACGCCGTCTGACTGCCCAATTCCTGGATAGCGTTAAAAATATCGTATTGCTGCCACGTCATGGGATACCTACTTAATTCCGCCACGTACCGGACAAGGTTCCCCCGGTATCTGGCGCAAAAATCATGATACCGCTTATCATTCAGGATGCTGTGTTTCATTTATCTTGGCCATTCTACGCATGATTTCAGCATCAATAAGCATTCCGGCACCATGCAGGCGTGCGCTGGGGTCTGGATGATGTAATTTGGGATCGACCCCAACATATTGATTCGCAAATGATTCAATTAGGTCCACGATTTCAGATATCGTCAGGATCGCCATATCAAACTCCCGGATACTGGTATTCTCTGAAATTGTCTTCTGATGCCAAATGCAGGAAGATAAAAAATTCTCCGATATCAGTGTTTATTCTTCCATCAGATTTTACAAAACCTTGTTCTGTAAGTTCAAGCACGTTTATAAATGCGAGTTCGTCCGGGTTTCCCATGAATACGACCATCTGACAATACAGCGTACCAGATGCACGCCGGACTACCCCGCATGAAAGCTTAATGAATACCCGGTCAAGTACCCGTAATCTTGCGGTCATCGCGTCCGCATAATCAATATAGATTAAATACTCCTGGCCACGGGTTTTTATCTTGTCGATAAATATCTGAAACGCCTTGTGGTACAGCTTGGTAGCGTCAAGAGATTCTTGAAGCCTGGCAAGTAATTTATGCTTATCTCTGCTGGTAAATTCGTTCATATCGCCTCCGGTTATAAGTTAAAAAAAACCCCGTCAGCGGGCCACGAACACGGGGTAACATTCGCAACATGGGGACAAAGGAAAAACCCACGGCCCTGAGTCGGATATGATGCCTCCGGATTCACTGGGCTGGTTGTTCATTTGCCCGTACTACCGTAACCATTGTTTCCACGAGTTGTTTCAGTTAAAGTTTTTGCCTCAATCAGTCGGACATCTGTCAATTTCTGGATTACCAATTGTGCAATGGCGTCACCGCGAGCGATGATATATGGCCCTGGGATCGCCAGGCTGAGAATAACACCTATTTCTCCACGGTAGCCTGAATCTATTGTCCCTATCCCATTAACACAAAATACACCATGCCGGACAGCCAGCCCGGAGCGTGCCCGCACCTGAGCCTCGTATCCGAATGGCAGCTCAATAGCTATGCCAGTTTTCACCAGCGTTACCGTGTGCTGATTCAATATATATTGATCAACTGCGTATAAATCAAATGCCGCATCACCAGGATATTTACGGTCAGGCATTTTTGAATTCTGATGCAGAAGTTTAACCCTTATCGGAATTGATTCATAACCTTCAACCATGTCAATTGTGGACATTATAGCTTCCTTTCTCGATTTGTTTTGGCATACCATGAGCCGGTCAGATGGCTCATGGCTGCTTTATTTCATTTGCTGGTTGGTTTGGGCTTACCCTTCGGCTTTGCAGGTTTTGCTTTCTTGGCCATTAAAATCACCTCCTTTCTAAAGTTCATCCACCATCTGATCGAACTTTTCCCCGGTTATATTCCGATTATACAGCACAGAGAATTGCATGGCGTTCAACTGCCTAATCTTCGTGTACCGTTCATGTCCGATCCGTAAATCCCTGATTTTATCAAAGATATATGCCCTATTTGTCGTATAACAAATACCTGCGGCCTTAGAAATAATATACAAATTTTCGTCCATCACAGCCCTTTCATGCCGGACGATGGTTTGTAGCGCAACGTCGTTGACTCTGGGATGTCAATCTTTTCGCCGGTGGCAGGGTTCACGCCTTTCCTTGCTGGCCGGGTCTTCCATTGGAATGTGCCAAATCCCTTGATCGTGGTTTTATCCGATTCGACAAGAGCCGCTATTACGGCCTCCAGTACGTCTGATACTACCGATTTGGTAACCTTTGTCTTTTCTGATACTGCTGAGATCAACTCGTTTTTGGTCATAACATTTTCCTTTCTGTTGGGTTGTCGCCATTATTTGGCATTGTTCACTGCTTTTTTGACGGATTTCTTTGGGCAATATTCTTCCATGTATTCGCTTTTGGTTGCCTTGTTGTGTCCAGGGTCTCTCCGGACAATTGTCCCGATATCAGTCGTGGCGATGACTGTTTTGGTCTCGTTCATGGGCAGTCTGGGCATTTGTTTAATCGCTGCTTTGGCTGCGTTAAAAACATCATCAATAGTCGATATTGTTTTTTGTGGTGCAGTGGATACCATCACAGTTAAATGTGCGATATAGTATTCACCTGCTGGTCTTGGGTTACCTGTTAAAGAAACACGTTTTTCATCGTCAAAATTATAGCGGTCTTCAAACTGTATTTCCTCAATATAAATACCATGTTTTTCTATCTCTGATATCTTTTCTACCATATCCGTTAGTAAGTTCTGCATTACTTTCCTTTCACTTATTTGTCTTCGTTGTCTGGCGCAAACGATTCTGCGCTCTTCAGCTCTTTTTTAAGTTCAATCACTTCATCCCTGCGCTTCGGCAGGAAACACTCATACTGCCACTGGACCTGCTTCAAGGCTTCGAGCGCCCGCTGATCCAGCTCGGCTAAATTGGTCATTTCAAAATTGTTGGCGATCATGACAGGCGGTGTTTTTGACAACATAATTTTCAAAGCTTCGGGCAGGTTCGCTCCCATTTTTGAGATTTCAAGCGCTGCCTGGGTGACATCGTATTCTCTGCCCTGAAGACGCGAAATAATGTCCTCCAGCCCCGTTCTGTCCTTGAGTTCAAGGATGAACGGCATGATCTCCCGAAGGGCGCGAAGTAGTTCGTTGACAGATTGATAGGCGTCTTTGACGTCTCGCATGGTCTCAGGCATGATATTTTTTTCACAACCCTGAATGATATCGAGTCGATCCATAGCAGCAACAAGGTTTGTAAGCACTTTCGCATGTACGGCAACCACACGGGCGGAGCAAACTTGCTGAACGATTTCACTGGTTTCTGTTGGAGAGACTTCTGCAAAAATATCTGTGGTTCCTTGCGTCGTACAAATTTTTGTACGAGAGGCATCTGTACGGAATGTACGAGATGCCCGTTTTTTTGCGATACGATGAAATGCAACCCTGCACGCCTCTGATGAAGGTAAACCGTTTTGACGCGCAAATTCGGAACTGGACGTACCTGGTTTTTCTTCGAGTAATTTTTGATATACGTCATACAAATAATCCCAGTTGTGTTTCGATCCGCGTGGCATATTCCGGCTTTCTACTGCGTTTAAAAACCTCTTCGTCAATGATGTATGGCTTGAAATCAACCACACTGTGATCGTCATAAACTATTTCATACGTTTTCCATACCAACGGGCAGGCTGGGCAGCGACGGGTGCGCTTGATTGTTTCCTGGAATTTCTCTGTGTTCGTGACGTCAGAATCCCGGTGCCCACAATCACGGCAGATGGGAGCCTCTTCATACGTTCGCCAAGCCATCCCGCATTGCTGACATGCCCGGACCCGTCTGATTGTTGATTGATATTTTTGTGTGTGGATGATGCTTGACTCGGTGTTGAAGCAAAAAGGGCATTGCATACACAAACTCCCATTAATTTTGTACCGCCATTGTGATATCGTCCGATCTGATGGACAATAATTTGTCGAGTGAACAACATAAAAATTCACTACAAATCGTGGTTTCATAATCTATGCTGATTGCCTCAGCGTCAATATACCCGTCAATCGCAGTGTAAATCTCTACGGGCGGCGTTTGGATCGTTGCATCATGTACGGGGGCAATGAAAAGAAAAAATGCAGCCAGAACGATTATGGACGACTTGAGTGCTTTGTGGTGGTTTTTCATTGCGATAACCAGTAATGCAGCGGGCATAATTCCATCGAGCAATGATCTATGCCATGGAGCAGGCATTTGAAGACTGTCAGTTTCAACGGGCAGTGTTTGGCTTTTGCCAGCCAGTTATCGTATTCGATTTCTTTGAATGATTTGATGTTGTTCATTTACGCCATCCTTTCCGTTTCAATTTTTTACTGAGTATGACCCGACGAAAACCCGACATCGTAAGAATTGCACACTCCCAGGCGTCCTCCAAGGTATCGCCTTGGAACCAAAATTTCAGGGTCAAACACCATCGACGTATAAACAAGCCCATATTGATTTCCCCTTCTTGCTGTCTTTGATTTGCCAGTATTCACCCCAGGCAAGCAGGATATTCCGGACAATGGATTCATTCACGACCATGTGTTCACCGTCCATTTCGATTATTTGACTCGTGGGTTCAGACATCAATCACCTCACGCAACACCAATTCTGTCCGTGGCTCAGTGCCGGGCAGTGCATAACGTTTTCGGGCGTCGATACCGACAACGAAAGAATCGTCTTGCCACACTGAGCAATGATTCAGACAGTCCATGACATGCTTCAAAAAGTTGTCTGTGTCGGGACGTATTACAGGGGCGGACGGAGCAGATGCCTTGAGGACACCGGTATTCTTGCCGGTTCCGAAATGGCTGGCGGGACGCTTCATCCAGAACACAACATTCAAGGCAACAGCGTCACTGAAATGACGTACAGCGAGTTCTTTGAGCTGTTGTCGTGCAACCATCACCCATAACTGTTCTTCATCGCCCTGGTCGCTATAGGCCCGAACGCCTTTACCGACCCTGGTGAACCGGGGGCGGTTCTTGGCGACCGGCTGTCCGGGGATCATCAGGGAGATTGTGTTTGATTCAAGGTTCATCTGTGTTTTTCCTTTGATCAAAACGGGATGTCATCTTCGAGAGCCGGTGGTCTGTAAGCATTGCCGTCGTTCCCGCCGCCATTGCTGCCGCCGTTCCCAGACCCAGGTCCGTCGCTTTTGCTGTCGAGCATCTGGAAGTCAGAGCAGATAATCTCTGAGATATATCGCTTTTGTCCGTCTTTCTCGTATTCACGGTTTTGGATTTTACCCTCAAGATGAATTCGTGAGCCTTTTTTCAAATATTTGCCTGCTATTTCAGCGAGTTTTCGATAAATTACAATGTTGTGCCAGGTAGTCCGCTCCTGTTTGTTGCCGGATTTATCTTTCCACGATTCGCCTGTTGCGACCGAGAAAGAGCAGACTGTATCGCCGTTTGGCAGGGTTTTGGTCTCGGGGTCTCTCCCGAGTCGGCAGATCAAAAATGCTTTGTTGAGGTCATTCGCCATTGTGTTTTTTTATCCCCTATACAGGTTTTTGAACGTAGTTACTGTGGCATCAAAGGCCAGCCTTGCAATACCGCAAGCGCCGTTTCTGTGTTTGGCGATTTCAAGCTCTGCTGTGCCTCTGGTTTCGTCTGTTTTTTTGTACATTTCTTCCCGGTACAGTAGCATCACTACATCTGCGTCCTGTTCCAGCGCCCCTGATTCCCGCAAGTCCGACAGCATTGGGTGTTTATCGAATCGGGCTTCGAGGTTGCGGTTTAGTTGTGACAAAACCAAAATCGGGATATTAAGCTCCTTAGCTGTCATTTTTATCGCCCTGGAGACACTTGATACTTCCTCAACGCGGTTGCCATAAGACATTTCGCCTTTCATCAGGCCGATATAGTCAATAACAGCGAACCTAACCCCCTGTTTTTTAAAAGCTATCCGGAGTTTCCGTCTGAATCCGCTGAAATGTAGGTCTGCGGTATCGTCGATGTAAAGCGGCAGACTGCTGATTGACTGGTTTATCCCGGTTAGCGTATCCCAATCACCAGTGGATAACCTGCCTGATTCAAGCCGGCGCGAGTTAATACCAGTCTCACCTGCGATCAAACGGGTCATGAGTTGGTTTTTCCCCATTTCCAGCGAAAAGAACGAGACGGGGGTCCCGGATTCCGCCGCGTTTTGGGCAATGTTTAATGCAAGTGCTGTTTTCCCCATCCCAGGCCGTGCCGCCAGAATGACCATATCCCCAGGTTGAAATCCGGACGTTATGTGATCGATATCCGGGTATCCAGACGTAACCCCGGTTATCCCGGTGGTCAATGATGCAGCCTCATATCTGTCAATTGCAGATTCAAAGAGGCTCCCGACATGAACGGCATCGTTTCCAGATGTCTCGATTGATCCGACACTCAGGATGTTTTGCTGTAGCCTGTCGATAACTGCGGGGGCATCCCCATTGCAGGACATGCACTCTCGAACTCCGGCGTAAGCAATCCCGATTGTCTGTCTCAAAATTGCCTTTTGCTTGATAATCCCTGCTGTATGTTCGATATTTACGGCCAATGGCACATCAGCGACAAGCCCGGCCAGATACAACGCTGGATTGTCGATATTTGTGCCTGTCATGGCGGAGATAAGCTCAGCGTAATCGAGCATCCCTGTTTTCCTGGCATTATGGCTTGTTGCAACTTTTTTCATCGCGGTAAATATCCGCCTGTGTTTTTCGAGATAAAAATCGTCTTCGGAGATAAAATCCGTTGCGGTCAGTGTGTCTTCGATGCTTTGAAAACATGCTGAGAGCAGGCTTTCCTCTGCGATTGTCGCGTTTGGCAAAGTCTCAAGCCCGAATGGCTTTTCAAATTCTGCCTGTGGTTTTGTTGTGTTTCGCTTCATGATTCCCCTCTTGTGGCATATCGGTGGGTGTGGAAAGCTTTGTCGCAATGCGAACTTTCTTCCAATGTCTCGAATTTCTGCCGGTTTTTCCAGGTAGAGTTCCGCATGGCCCAGCGTACTGGCTGGAAGTTTGGAGCAATGTTCTCTGGCGTTCGGTTTCTGAGGTGCGGTGCCGCCGCCGTATTTAGCCAGCTCATGGCTGGGCGTACGGAGTTATTGGCACTAAGGCCCTCTGGCGTTCGGTTTCTGAGGTGCGGTGCCGTACTTATGGCCCAGCCGGTGACTGGGAGTAAGGAGTTGGCACAAGGCCCTCTGGCGTTCGGTTTTGTCTGCTGTCTGCGTACAGGTCCACGGTTGCATCGACGTATGTGCGTTTTGGCATTACGGCGGTTGGCAATGAGGATGTTGAAACTTGGTGTTCATCAAGCCAGCATTGGCCATTCAGCCAGGTTGCTGGATTTGGAATAAATCTGCCGCCCTCAAGTTTCCAGGCATCCGCGTTTTTCGCTTGATCAATCGCCGCGATAATGACGGCTGCGAGTTGGTCGTCTGGCGCAATCTTTACCCACGCTGTTGCCGCAACTGCTTTGGCAATGCGTTTGGGATAGGCCAGCCAAAAACGATCAAACAGGATTTGAAGCTTTGTTGTCATTCCTCTCGTTGGCTTGAGTTGTTTTTCGATAACAGGCAATTGCTCAAGGTTTGTGCTTGTGTCTGTGCTTTGCTTTTCTTTGCTTGAGATTTTTTCACTCTCACTCCCCCTTTTTTCGGAAAGGGGGGTAGGGGGGTTATTACTCTTCTCTACTCTACTCTGTCGGTTTTCGGTCGTAGGCTGGTCGTAATCTACGGGTGATAACTGGGTTTCTACGGGTAGAAACTCGGTTTCTACCCGTAGAAACGTAAAATGGCTTGGTTTTTGTGGTATCGGTCTTTTCCGATTTTTATATGCTTCTGATATGTTTTCAATGAAGTTTGGAGACCAAATGACCCTCTTTGACCATAATTCAGGGTCAATTGCTTTCATTTTACAGAGCAAATTTAGTATCGCTTCGCAATCTACGGTTGATAACCGGGTTTTTGCCTGTAGAAACTCCCAGACGATTTCATCATTCGTATCTATGTAATGGCCATCTGTTGATCCGAGTATTTCCAATAACTTAAACCAGAACGCATAACCGTCGTTTCCATGCCGCTGTTCAAGTACATACATCGTACTTTTATGGATGCAGTAATGTGGAAACCAATCAATTGTCTGTTTTATGGGTCTGGCCATTTATTCCTCAGTCACATTAATGAATGGTAGGTATCGCATCCAGGTTGTTTTGAAGACGATTAATATTCCGGTTTAATGCCGCAATCACGTCAGCTTTACCTTGATGGTCAGATTCAGGATAATTGCTGTCGATATTCAAAAGGTGCCTCTTAAGTCCATTGATCCGGTCATGATCTGTGAAAAATATAATTTGCTTCATTCCTCAATCCTCTTCCTGATGTCAAAAAAGCCTCTCAGCTCAACTTCTGTCTCCATCACCAGCCTCGCGTAGATTGATGTGAAGATGTTATTGAGCCTGTAGCGCTCGCCTTGCGTTTGCATCGTGTACTGCCAGCGCAAGTATTCAAACACACCTTTCATGCCGAATTTATGGACGCCAGACTGCTTCATGCGTTTGCTGATATCGACAATCAGATGATAAACGTGGGGGTTCCTTTGGTGGAACCGATTAAACTTTGCTGTAATGGATTCTTTCTTGCGGAGGGTACCAGTCAGACCGAATTCCCCATCATCAGTGATCGGCTGGATGATGGGCATCGTGAAGGAAAATGTCTTCTGTGAAAACATTGATGTTGGTGTGACTGGTATGTTTTTTGTCATACTACGGTATCACCAAATGGTGATTGCTGCTTTTTGTATTGATTGATAGAATCTATCACGTTGATCAATATTGGGTTTTTTTCAAATACGGGCATGCCGAGCAGTAAGCAGGCCCGGACCATTTGAGACATGTTTATATCCATTTTGTTTGCGACGTAGCCGAGGTGGTCGGCCAGTTCGTTTGGCATTTTAAAGCTGATTTGACGATCTGCTGATGCCATTGCTTGAGTTCCTTTCTCTATGTTTGTTAAAAATGGGCAATCCATAATTTCCTTTCGCCCTCCTGTTTCGGGCACAGGAGCATCCCTACGATTATCCAGTGTTTGACTGGATAATCGTGGTTGTCAAAGCCGTCTATAAGTGTTATTTGGGTCAATTTGGTTCTTTTTATTCCGCCGAATTTGTTTCGGCAGATGGATTTAAATCATGGAAAATCGAATAACATGAAAATTCTTTTTGAATATTGCCACGGACTGACAGTCATTCTCGCTCTTTTAACCAGACTGTTAATTCAATCAAAAATTGTTTCGCACGATGAAGTTTCGCAGGTGATTCAAGAAACCTTAAAAAAGATTGATACCAAACCAGAAGCGCCGAATGGAGAGGTAAATGCTCTGAAGACGTTTCTGAAGTTAATCTCCAATTAATCGTGGATAAAGCATCAATCGCTATGCGATCAAGCCTGTCCATTTCAGTTTGGAATAAGGATTCACAAGATGTCATACGGCGGCCTCTGATGGATGAAAATAAATTAACCGAGCTTCTTTCCAGAGTCGATATTCTCGAAGTAAAACTGGCTGAGGCCAATGAGAGAATATCTAAGCTGGAGCGCTGCCCACGACACGTTACGGCAGAAAGTAATCGCCCAACCCAAAACCGATTGAATGGATTTAAACCGGATGAGATTAAGGAGTTTCATGGGGCACTTTTCCACAGGAAACATGGGCGGTACGAAAACACGGTGTTCTGTGAAACTTGTAAGGTCCCACTTGAGAATCTTGGGAATAATCATCTTTTTAAATGTCCCGTTTGTAGAAAGAATGTTGAGTTCACACCGAATGAATTACCAGATTTCATAAAAGCCTTAAATTCAGGAAAGGCCGGATAATATGCAAAGTGTTTATGAAACTTCCGTCATTGCGCCGCCCATGTCCGAGTGGGATTGAGACCATGATTGATCCGTATGAAATTGATCGTCAGTTCCGAGCTGAATATCGTCGCAGCCGATTGTTGTTGTCTGAAAAGCTTCTGCCCCGTCTGAGGGGATTGAGACTTTCGGTACAAAAAGGTCATACATCAGATCAAGCACTTGACCATGTGTTAATGACATCGACTTGGATATTTTTGCTATCATCAATGATTGCAGGTATTGGCGTGCTGCTTCTGGACTTAATGTCCGAGAAGGACACGATTGTTTATATAGAGGAATGTAGCACCATGGCGCGTTCAACCAGCGCCACGGAGCACCTAAAAGTCCCCAGATTCTATGCAATATGGATTTATGTAATGATTTTTTCATTTGCGTCTGGGGTAGTGTCTCTGACATGGTTTAGCGCCCTGAATGTGTTGAATCGTTAACAAATATTAAGCTTGAGTTTCTGAACTGGGTAAAACATCCTGAACCCGAAAAACCATAAGCTGCATTTTGTCCATCACGATACCGAGTGCTTGAGTTATCGTTCCGACGTTCGGGTTCTTCTTATCAAGCAGGTTTAAAATATCTGATGCCAGGATGTCGGCGTCAGCACACATTTGCTCGGTGGCTTCTTTGATTCTGTGGTTCGATTCTTTGAGCATGATGATTCCTTGAGGTGTACCTGTTAATTTTATGATTACGCACATATTGTACATAATGCCAACAATCGGAAATAACGAGATAATGCCGAAGACATACAAGACAACTTCCGTTTCCGTCATTGCGCCACCTTCGCCCCGTCCGAGGGGGTCGAGACGTACAGTTCGGGGAAAAGCATCATATCCCTGGTAACCTGCCCACCAGTTGCTTGTTCAATACGTAGGGCGAGGTCGGGGGATGGACGGCGCAAACGAACTACGAGCAAATTTACGTAATTCTTTGTCGTTCCTATGTCGTGAGCAAAAGATTCACGACTTTTACCTTTTAAATATTTTTTAAGAGTTTCAGACATGATTAAGTTAATCACATAGATGAAATGAAGTCAAGAGGAAATTATCCTATATGAGAAACCCAACAGTATCAGAAGTTATACGGATCAATTTGCTCAGGATTAAAGCAGAACGAGAGTTGAAAAATATCGACTTAGCTGAAATGCTAAACGTCTCTCCGTCATATATTACGAATATTTTAAAAGGGACTGGTAGCACGAAACGAGGGATCGGGCAGATAACTCTTGATAAATTATGCAAAGGGTTAAATATAAATCAATCTGAATTTTATAAAGGGATATACGGAGACGAACAAACAGATTCCATTGTCACTCCACCACCAGGCATCGCTTCCCAGGAAGATGAACGACAGGATAACACAACTGATGATTGGTCTCTCATTGGCATTGTAAATTACATAGACGCACATGGAACTGCCACTCAATATAAAAAACTCCACGAATTTGCCATATCAATAAAGCGCGAAATCGAAGACGGAAAAAACGAAATCGAGTCCAAAAAAAAACAGTTGTCTCAGCAGCCTCAGATGGACAAAGTATTACCACGGGCAGCATAGATGCCCATCCTCACTTAAGGCTGGTATCCAATTTGTATGACTTAAGTAATACGATTGAAAAAAATTTGGAGTTAATGGCAGAGATGAAAGGCCGGGTTTTAAAATCGCGGGAATTAACGTTTGATCTAAACAGGATCAGAACGGATATATACCTGGTAAGAAATCAAGCGAACGGAAAAATTGGGGGGGGGGGGTAAATAACTGTTTTAGTTAGAGATAATCGTCAAATATTCGTAAAGTGTTCTTAATTGCTGGAATATAATCAGACCCGGAGATAATCATAATGAAAATGAAAGTTCACGAAACCGTAGTGAATATGACCAGAATGGACGAAGATTTCATGTCCCTCGAAGATTTTATTCAACTACCGAACGAACAGCGCAGGGACATAGCCAAAGCGACCCCGTTTGTGAGACGTTTAGGGAGTATTGGTATTGATAATCCAGATTTCGTTTCGATGATAGTAAAATGGAAAACTCCCAGATATAGAGTGAGACTTTGATGGATAAAAATGCTGAAACTGAACCGGGATGTTTTGTCGAAAGGAAAATATTTTATGCTTTCATGTCATGATATTGCTAAATACTTCTTGGCGCTGACAGACGAAGATGCAGGAGATTTGATATCGAATCTGAAACTGCAAAAATTGGTTTATTATGCACAAGGCTTTCATCTGGCGTTGTTTAATACCCCGATGTTTAATGAGCCAATAGAAGCGTGGACACATGGGCCGGTTGTCCCAGTTCTTTATCATGAGTATAAAGATTGTGGATCAGGCCCAATACCATCACCGAACGATATGGACTTTAGCGTGTACTCTGAAGATGCAAAGGAATTGCTTAATGAGGTATATTCGGTATTCGGTCAGTTTTCAGCATGGAAATTGAGGAATATGACACATCAAGAACCACCCTGGGTTGACGTATCAGGACAAGCCGGTGTTATCTCGCATGAATCAATGAAGGAATACTTTATCACACAGGTAACGAAATAATGGGCAAGAAAGGGCTAAAGGCATTTGATAATAAAGGCCAGCGGTTTTCAGCCAGGCCCACGGCACATGAATCTACTGAGCAACAACCGCCATATTTCTCACTTCGATATGTTGCCAGCCAATATTGTATTTCTGACTGCCAGTTGCAAGACCGGGCAGCTTTCACAGATACCATCCGTAAACTGAGCCAGCTTACATGGATGGAAATAAAACAGCAGTCAAGACACACTTTGGGTTATGAAAAGATTCCGAGAACCAGCATAAAAGCCGGTATTCCAAATCATATCAAAGATGATGTTCAATTTGTTGCATTTCGGTTCAGTGGGCTAAAACCGATGGTTGGATATCGAGACGGGGCAGTTTTCCACATCATTTGGTTTGATAATAAATTCACACTTTATCGCCACTCATGATCATAGACAATGGTTACTTGCAAAGGGGTTCCATTGGTTTTGACTATAATCAATCTTCCGGTATGCGCGGCGGTTGTGCTTTCGGGCGGTGGTGTGATGGGAAATAACAGAAAGGGTAAATTAAATGGAAAAATGCGGGATAACCATGAACGTAAAGCTTCCGATTGAGATGTTGAAACGGGAGCGATGGTATGTGGCGTCTTGTCCTGCCCTGGATGTTGCTTCACAGGGAGAAACGATAAAAAAAGCCAAGGATAACTTGAGCGAAGCGGTCTCGTTGTTTCTGCAATATGTTAAGCAACCTAAATAGACTTGAAGGCGGCTGTGCTTTCGGGTGGTGGTTAATGGATGACAAAAAACTGTATGTATGCTAAAAACAACTAAAGTCCAAACTCGTACTTGGTTTACTGATGGCTGAAAATCAAGGAGATGTACAATCAAAAACGTTGATAAGCAGTCTTTGTTAGGATGTATTCATCTATGGGATTGCACCAATTAACATGGGGGAAGCAGGTTACAAATGAAATACATGGTTTGGAACAACAAAGGCGGTGTTGGCAAAACTTTCATAACATTTATCCTTGCGTCTGAATATGCAATCGCTCATCCAGATGAAGATATTGTTGTTGCTGATTTGTGTCCTCAAGCGAATGTTTCAGAAATGCTATTGGGTGGAAATGGTGCAGGTGAAAAAAATTTACAAATCTGTTATGACAACCAAAGAACAATTGCCAGTTATATAAAAGCCAGATATGACAAATCTCGTTTTGGCAATTTAGGGGATGAAACAAGCTATTTCGTTAAAGTTTCTGATTACAATAATAAAATGCCAGACAATATATATCTTCTTCCGGGTGATATGGATTTAGATATATGCTCAACAATCATAAATTATTTAGCACAAGCTCCTGAAAAAATGGCGTGGGTAAAGAGTAGAAAATTTCTATATGACTTAATCACTCCTTTCATTGGTAGCAAAAAAAACAGAAAAAAAGTTTATTTTTTTGATTGCAATCCGAGTTTTGCTAACTACACAGAAATGGCTGTCATTGCATCGGAAAGGATTATTGTTCCTTGTACTGCTGATGCGGCGTCTATAAGAGGAATCCATAACCTATTCAGAATGATCTATGGGATAAAAATTGGTCAAGAAATTCCTGACGATGCAATATTTGATACTTTTAGTTCAAAAATAAAAGAAGCTGGGATAAATCCTCCAAAAGTTCACTTATTCATTCAAAATAAGTCAAGAGTGTTGGATACTCATGCGACTAAAGCATTTAACGCCCATATAGAAGAAATACGGGATATCGTAAAAGGATTAAAAAAGGATTATCCCGAGCATTTCACTGAAAACGATGATGTCGTTTTAAATGTTAAAGATGGAAATACCTTAACAGCAGTTATGAATCATACAGGACTTCCTTTATCTAAAGTCCAACCTAAAACCTATTCTATCTATGGCAAAAGGACGCAAGCAAATCAATCGCAAATAAAACCACTTTTAGATGATATTAAAAATTGTCTAATTACACTTTAAAATCACCAACGATTATTCAATCCGATTAGAACGAGAACGAGAACGCGATGGCGGTGGATGTGGTATGGACGCAAGAATAGCAAAACTCGAAGCTTCTGTGACCCATATTGAAAGTGATATTTCAATGATATGGACAGCGATAACTGGGATACTGGAACGAATTCATTCAAAACTTGGTAGTGCTTAAGAGGTAGTGAT